GACTTGCTGCTAATACTCTTGCATTGATTTCGTAATCAACGTGTATGATTGGTATTGGCAAATAGTTGTGCTTAAACACAGGACGATCACCTTTTGAGCGGGTTACCCCGTCCATTGTGAGATCGGCTTCCATTGCCTCTGATACATCATGCCATTCGAGAACAGTTGTTCCCATTGCATTTCCGAGATTATAGACAAGTCCTTTGTCAATCAAGTCCTGTACACCACCAAGACGTTGACGAGCAACTTCCATGATAGCGTCATCAAGCTGTTTCCATTCATCCCTGCGAAGGGTTGCATTAGTAACAGGCTGTACTGAATAACTTTCGAGTTTCTTAGGGTCACCTCCACGATAAATTGTTTTGTATGCCCTCAAAGCCCCTGTTTTTTCATCTACATGAATAAACGGGCGCATAGCACCGGGGTCTATTCTGCCATTAGCAGTCATGAGATTTGCAACATCACCAACGCCACCAGATGGTCCTATCAGATCAACATTAATATCAGTCATGATTTTTCCTCCTTCTTATTTATATGATTCTTATTAATATTCTCTGATCGTAGCTTAAAGCACCACTGTCTTCTTCCCCACTTGAACCGGAAAGGTCTTTATCTTCGATAGCCTGCCCTACAATTAAATTAGGAAATTCAGTAGCCCCGGCAGATGAAATAGGATCATCCGCTTTCGCTAATGTGCCATCTCCGTTTGAAGTCAGGAAATCCCCGATTTCTACGCTTTCACCGTCACGAAGAACAGCGTAAACAATATCACCACGATAGGGAATCCATATCTGTGCTTTATCCCCAGCAGCATATGCATCGTCAATTCCATTGCCCTGAAGTTCATCTTCAAGAGCAAACATTGGCAACACAGTACCTACACTGGTTGAGTGTTTCTGAACTGTACCACTTGAAGTCAGTTCTACAAGATGTCCCGGATAGAAAGCTGCGGCAGCTTCAAGTTCTTCTATTACATCCGAATACTTTTTAATTTTAATTGTGTTGTAAGCCATTTTATTTTCCTCCTTTATTTCTTATCAGGTTCAACACCAAATGGAAGCATCGGTTCTACCTTTGATGTAGTATGTGAAGTCACATTCCCTACGTTAAGGCTGAAATCAATACCAGCTTCCTTCTTACTTGCAAATGTAGTTACCATTTTTTGCAAAACAGTAAATGACATTTCCTTTAATTCATCCTCTGTCCAAATACCTTCTTCGGTATTGTCAAGGATTGATTTGATCATCTTTTGCTTAGTTGCTGCATGTATAGCCAAACCAGTTTTGATTTGTTCTTTTACATCAGCAGGCAACTTTTCAAAGATTTCTTCTGATGTTTCAGGTTTCTTGTCATTTGCACCTACTTTCGCAGTTTCCTGAACTTCAGGAATCATCTTGTCAAGTTGTGCTTCAGACAATGCCTGCATCCACTCACGATCTTCTTCAGTGTATTTAGTCAGATTGTTTTCAATCAGCTTGTTTACACGTTCGAGGACGCAAGGAGTGCATTTCTTTTCTGTACTCATCTTAGTTTCCTCCTTTAAATTATTATTAACACTAATATATTCCACTTTTTTATGAACTTCATGAGGTTCACCAATCAGTTCTACCGTACCGTTATTATACGTATACGCCTGCTTGTAAAACTTAACACCACCTACTCTCATGCGGACTTCATAAACAAGGGTATCTTCATAAACATCTTGTACATAATGAATCATAGAATCACTGTCAAGACTGTCTATCTTTCTTCGCAACGCATCAACTATTTCATTGTAAGATGCTCCTACATTATTCACTAATTGTGAAATAGTTAACTCTTTTGCATCGAATAATATCTTTTTAAATGCTACTGATAATGCGTCAATAGGTTTTTCGTTGTTACGAATACCACATCCATCTGCCCAATTACAAGCACCTTCACCTCCGGGCAATAGAGCAAGATGATCAGGTCTATGATTTACAGCAGCTATTGTATACGATTCTTCCTGTTCCCCGTTAACAAATACACCAGAAGTTTCTACTTGATCTGTAAAGACACCTACACTAACTTCAATAGGAAGATGTTCATTTATATGAACAAGCGCAACAGGAGAAATTTGTGATATTTTCTCTGTGTCAATCCATGCCTCAGCACGAAGTTTATTCCCTTCAACATGCGTATTATATACACGTCCTACAGTTCTTGCTTCAATCATATCAGGACTATTTGCAGAAACATATTCATCACCTTTTTTGGGATGATCAATTGTTACAGGAATACCATTCCAACTATCAGGAAACTTACCTAATTCTGCAATAGAATGAAACACAGGGCCAATGCTTCCGTGATGCACTCCTTCAACCATCATCACAACAGGGACAACTATGTGCGTTCTGCCTTGATGTGTTTCTTCCCTAATTTCATAATCAGGAACAGCTACAGGTATATGTATTGAATATACATCAGCTTTCATTTTAGTTTTAATCGCCATGATTTAATCTCCTATTTTTTTAATGTACTTGAAAAACACACAACTACATAAATTGTCAGGCCATTCCTTTATCTTTTCAAAATTAGCACGATGTTTATGCATCCACAACACAGGTGCTAATAGTTCTTCTTTTTCATAGCCTTTACGTTTTCTATAAAATTTATAATCAAGCAAACCTACAATAGTCACTCCCGGAATGAAATAAGGAGAAAGTACATTCATTGACTTTGTAAATATAGGGTCTTTTTTTGGTGCATCAAATAGACATATTTCAATTAAATCGCCGGGGTAACGACTTAATGTATCCCCTATTTGTCCTTTATACATTATCACATCTTTATATATAGACAAAACATGTTTTTTGAAAAGAGGGGCTAAGTTTTGTTTGTTAGTCAATCGTTTCCCGTGTTCTTTTGCAATATCAATTTGTTGTTTGTTTGATTCCCAACGATCAAAAGCATAATAAGTCCTATCAAAATCTGCTTTTACTAATCCGTGAAGTAAAGCTGCTGATGTTGCTCCTAACCAACATCCTAATTCTACAACACTCCCTTCCCCTGACCATTCACTTCCTATTTGATGTAAATAATCATGTACTTCTTTAGGTGTCATTGCAGGTATCCCTGCGTAATCATTCATATTGTCCATTGTTTCACTCATAATAATTATTTTATTCTGTTAGTTATAGGGAGTATACAACATCGGCAGGATGGGTGGACCGGTATTAAATTCTGCACTTCGTCAAGTGTAAATAATCTGCCTTCAAGACTTTCACACCGACTACACACTCTTGAATCCCTTGCTGTAGCAATTTCAGCTTGTACGATCACACCTTCTAATGCCCAATTACGATACTCTTGTACCATTGATAAATGATGTGCACGTATTGTTTCTGTACGTGCAATGAGTTCTGCCCGTCTTTTTGCAGGGATAAATCTACCTAATGTATCGGTAACACCTAATTTATCTGCATTATTCCCGTTTACAGTAGATACTATTTTACGTGCTAAAAGACGTGGACCGTCACCATCAGCAAGTCCTTGTGCAAGGATTCTACTGATTTGTGTGTCCATCATTGTAGTGATTCCTTTCAATTCATTATATGCACGTATATACACTAATCCTAATCTATCAATATGAAAAGGAGTAGACATTGACATCGCTATTCCTCCTGTGTCTTCAATAGAAGGTACATTATACCCTGCTTTACGTAGTTCTTCCCGAGCACGTATTAATCCACGCTTATATGAATCATTCAGATACTTATTCATCCAATGAGAATTGATGCTTTGTCCTATCTGCTCAAATTCAGTTATAGAAAGCATCCCTCTATCAATTTGATCTTGTAACCATTTCATAAATGCAGCTACTTTCTCAGGATTATTAGGAAAATCAAAAGAACGCCATGTAGGAGGTGTCATTTGATGCATCATTGGGCTTTTTTGCAAACCAAAACAATCTTGATCAACAATAGCCTTTTTAATAACACCTATAAGTTCATCAAATCGCTTATTCATATCACGTGCATAAGCATTACGCAACGAAGTCGTCCTCGTTGGGTCATAGCGATTATATGTGTCAAGTGACAATTTAATCGGGCTGTGTATCTGTATTTTCTCCTGCGTTAGCACCATTATTTTTTTCTTCTTCGATTTGTTTTAATTCTTCTTCAGTAGGTAATCCTAATCCTTCTTCTTTTACAGCTTCATTATGCAATTCTTCAATCAATTCAATCTGTGGAAGGGTAAGTCCCAATCCAAATTCATAAAATGCACGGCGTGGCATCACTATTTCTGCCATTAGATTTGTACTATACTCTTTCAATGATTTTGCACGTATCTCACCTATTTCAACACGTTCTTTTTCACTAAGTGAAAATAAATCTTCCCAATGAATATCATACATATCTTTCTTAGGCTTTGGCAACATCCCGTATTCAATACACATATCAATAAAAGGACGTACAATATGTGGTTCTGCATGTTCCCCTCTACGTGCCTGCACATAACTTAACCACTCTCCTTGATCTTGGGTGCTTGAAAGCTCCCCCCGCTCACTTCCCATAAGCACACGTTTAGGAATACCTGTAACAGCACAAATCATCTGTACCTGTACATCAAGATGTGAACGTGGATCAGCAATTTGTTGTGCAAGTGCTTGTAAATCTACTCCTTCATTTACAAGAAACCTACGCACATTATGTTCATATTCTGTAATTTGTGCCATTAAATCAGTCATTCCTTCATCAGTCATTTGAAAATCTGGCTTTACACTTCCTGCGTACCCGGGACGTGCCCCCCGCCAAAACATCTCACCATCACCACCTACAATTTTTTCAATATCCATTAACCTATTAAATACACTTTCTAATACAGGAGTACCTAATACATCTGATTCAAGTACATCTGTTACTACGTGTATTACTCTTGAATAATGAACTAATAATACTCTTTGTGTATTCGACTGAGTATCTACAAATTGAATTTCATAGATTTTAGGATGTCCGTAACGAGGACTGCGGACATCAGTTTCCCATTCTTTTATAGCTGCATTGTTTTCCCCGTAAGGTTGCACGTATACTAATTTGTGTTTTTTAGTTTTGCTTAATGGTGTTTTAAATGATTCTATGTTGACAAGATCATCTGTCCCGAGTAAAAGCACAGCGTATCTTCCTATACAAGCTAAACGATCAACACGTGCAAAACAAGTTTTTAATTTAAGATCAATTCCCATTAAACGAAAAGCACGTTCAAGTTCAGTTTCTTTTGATTTTCCTGTTTCTTCAATTTCTAAATCTCCTTGCCATGTCATACGCACAGGACGATCAATAATCGCCTTTGCAATATCTTGTCGTTGGTAACGTGCCATATAATCAAGATATTCTATTTTAGTAGGATACCCGAGTGCTTCATATATGTCACGATCACCACCGTATGATTGCGTACTCATACGATTTGCTAACGCCATACGTGCGACTAATTGTGAAAGTACCTGCAAATCCGCTTTGCCATTTGTAGGTTTAGTTTTCGGAGTGCTTAGTCTTTCCATATCTTGTTATAATTTTTATACCACGTAATAAACTTTTCTACACCTTCTTCAAGTGATGTAAAGGTAAAGTTACCATAATTATTTAAAAATAATTCTCTACCATTTAACATCGGTTTTTCACATTCCCCTTTAGGAGAATCAATAAAATCACAACTAACAAATCTCTCTGCTGATGTATCTTCTATTTGTTCAATTAATTCATGTAAAGTGGATAATTTCCCTGAACCTAAATTATAAGATTGATAAAAACGCTGTTTCTCCTGTACTTTTAACACATTTGAAATACATCTTGCTACATCTCCTACATATGTAAAGTCCCTTACAGCGTGTTTATATGCTTTAATAGGCTTATTATTATATATAGCATCAACATATTTATAAAAAACCATATCAGGACGGCCCCACTCACCGTATACAGTATAAAGACGTAAACAAGTGATATTCATTTGATTTTGATATGCAAAGGTTTCTGCACAACACTCATTTACCATTTTAGTTAAGATGTACTTTCCAATATTAGAAGATGTATCTATTTGAGTACGTTCTTTCGTCCATGATGTGCTTGGAAATATAAAATGCTTAACAGAATTGACACTACAACGCTGTAAAAGTTCATTAAATCCTATGATATTATCACTTAAATAAGAAAAAGAAATAGAATTATCCCCTCGAATACCACTATTCCCTGCCATGTGTATCACTACATCGAAATCAAACGATACATCTGAAATACTATTCATATCAGCATTGAAGAACGTAAAATAATCACTTACCTCTAAAATCTTTGTATAAGGAATATAATCAACCCCTAATTCTCGTAACCGTGCATATTTTAACTCTACATCATAGTAATTATCAGAGTTAGATACGGTATCTACCCCGACAACTTCATGTTTTTCTGCAATAAGTTGCTTCGCTACATGAAATCCTATGAATCCCGCTACACCAGTTACAAGTATTTTCATCTTCGTTGTCGTATAAAAGTAATTACACGTCCTTTAATAAAAACAGTAATTTTTTCATTTCTTTAATTTTTTAAGTTATTCTACGTACTATTTTCTTTTTTGCAAGTTGGTTGAATCCCCCAGAAGATGCATCAACTTGATCTTTATACTTACTGTAAGGGAAAAAACGATGTTCTTCAATAAATGCATTATTCCATGCTCCTTGAAGAAGAAGGACATTTCCGTTATTTACTTGTATAGCGTACGGTAATGCACGATCTTCTTTTTTACCTGTAGGACGTTCAGCATATACTGCAAACCCTGCGAGATTGCGTATCGTTGACTGTGCGCTGTCTTTTCCTCCCGAGCCGGGTTCTTGTTCTATGAAAATATGCACATTCTGCCCATCGTTGATAGCTGTTTCAAGCATAATACGCTCACGAAGTTCAGCAGCCCATTGTCCTCTGCGAATGTCTTCAATAATAAATCTACCACTACGTAGTTTACTAATTTTTGTACCTGCTGTATATGCCCCTGCTTCACTCGTACCTGCTTTGTCCCAATATCTAATAGTTTGCACTATTCTATCATATTCAGGTACAGCGAGCACAATTTGAAAATGATCGACTTTGAACATTCCTCCTCCGGGCGGGGTAGGATGTTGTCCTATCTGTCCTGAAAATCCTGTTGGTCCTAAATCCTTTTCAAGGTCTTTCAGTACCATGTGATTCAATCTACGGGGATCGAGCAACCCGTCAACATAGCGTTCTATTAATTCCGGTGGGGTGACTTTATGCCCGTAATTGATGCACTCACCGGGCAGACACACATGCTTCACATTTTGTTTTCCTTTACTAAGTATATGTCCGGTTGGATCATTTTGATGGAGCCTTTGCATTATCCCTATTGTAGTGCTTTTCG